TAAATTTTTATTGGTATTAAATGATGCACCAATGGCGAAATAATCTGTTGGAGTCGTACCAGTAACTAAGTTACGGAATTGTAAGAATTGTGCTGGATTTCCACCCGCTGTTGTTTCCTGTTGATTATCAATATATACTGCAGATGGTGTAGCCGTTGCACCAGTACCATAAATATGTAATTTTTGTCCAGGTGATGTTGTACCAAAACCAATATTACCAGAGTTTGCTATACGTAAAAATGGTACTCCCGAAGATGTACCATAGAAATCTGCAATATTATTTGTAGCTAAAGTAGTATTCTGTGTAACACTAAAAGCTGGACCAATACCATTATTCGTAATAACCACATTACTTGTATCAATGGTATATGCATTAATAGTATCAAGAGAACCAAGTACACTTAAGTTACTTGTAATAAATGTTCCGGATACAAAGGCATTTCCTTGAACATGTAAAGGATATGCCGGATTTGTTGTACCAATACCTAAATTACCGCCAATACCAACAGCACATGTAGATGCAAGTGCAGTAGCTGTAGAAGTCGCCGCATATGTACCAAAAGCCGCTGAACCACTTACAGAAAAGGCATTAGATAGTGCAAAAGCACCAACACCGACATTACCTGCACCGTCTACTACTAAACCATTATTTGTAATTGAAGATAATATAACTGTTCTCCCTCCATCTGCATTAAATAAAGTAGCATCTTTGCTTGTTACAGTATATCCACTTGAATATAAATATGGATTTCCACTATATTGTGAAATAAATAAACCAGTTAAATTTGCAGATTTATTGCCACTTATAAAAATACCGCCTTGAGTATTATTAGCATCATAAACTATAGAATTAGATTGTATATTGGCAAGTGATTGTGGTAATATAGAACTATTGCCGGTTACATGTAATATTCCTAGGGGATTTGTTGTACCAATGCCTACTAATCCACTACCACTCATAGTCATAACATTACATGCACTTGTTTGAGCCATAATATTACCAAATGCCTGATTTGGATTTTGATTGGGACCCCATGTTTGAAATTGATGTTTTGGGGCGATATATCTTAATTGATTTGTAACTGTATCAACTAAAACAGTTGTATAATTTGATGCCGAACTTATTATAGACATATTTTAATCTACTATAGAAAAACGAGATTATGTTTGTAGCTGCAAATTCGCAACGTAATTCGCAAATATTTATTCTATAAAAATCTTAATTTATTTTAATTTATATGTCAATGGCACCTAAAGAACAAACTGAAAGATTAAAAGAATGTATTGAAATACGCCGACAATTTGATGATTTCGGAATTACTTCTTTACCAGAAGTCGAAGAAATTATTGGTAAAATGAATGATTTTGTGAGAGACGGAATTTCATCATCTGGAAATATTTGGTCAGATACAATAAGCCGCAATATTATATATATATTTTCCAATCAAAGTCATATCACGTCACATGTTGTATTAAAAAAGAAGAAATTTACTAATTATTATAGTTCTTAAATATAAATATAAATATAAATATAAATATAAATATAAATATAAATATAAATATAAATATAGCTACAAACAAAATATAAAAATAGAAAAAATGATTTATTTTTGTTAAGTTAAAGTTAAATTAAAATGGAGATTGATCATATTTGCAATCTGCTCAACTATTCTTCAATTACGGTGCCTATACATGCACAAACACTCCAGCCACAAAATAACAGTGGCTTCGATTTAAGATATATTAATAATGAAGTTATATCAGGTTCTTCTATACCACAACATACTTCACTTGGCATAATGAAAGGACAATTAAGATATTTATATGAATTTAATGATTCTGATATAGAGAACTATGATAATCTTTACACAATAGATTCAGAAAGAGATATACTAATTGATGTCTCTAATATAGATTTCAAAGATAGAGATATCATATCATTTATAAAATACGGGGAATACAATGGAATTCCCGGTAATTGTAAAATAAAAGCAAATATAGATTATCAAACTGGAATATGCACCGCTATAGTATATACTATTCGTGATATTCAAATCGGAGAAATATTATCAATGTGTGTGGAGTAAGCTTACGCCGCTTACGCCGCTTACGCCATTTATTTCTTTGATTTAGAGCTTGAGCGGCTGCTGCTACCACCAAAGAGATTTCCTGCTACAGCAATTATGGTATTTAATAAATATATGATTAATAATATCCATGCCCATGTGTTGCATTTGCCGACTATAACACAGTTGATATTGTATGCGGCAATGAAGAATGAAGCAGTGAGTACTAAACCGACGTATAAATTAACTTTAAACGCAGTAATTAATCCGAGAAGTATACCGCATAATGCTGTAATAAATGCGAATAAAGACATTTTTAATTTTCCTACAGTTACAGTTCTTTTGACTGGATCTTGTTCTGCTGCCATATTTTATCTATAGTATATTTCGATAATTATATTTTTACTTCACCTTTTGCATCAATATGAATCCATGGTAAATCTTTTACTCGATTAAACCTATTTTTGTAATGTGTATTATAATTATACGCATTAAATATATATTCTATATCATCTTCAGTTAATTTACGTATATTATTAGTCACCAATGCTGTATCATTATTATTTAAAAATACGGCGAAATTATCGGTAAAACTAATCAAACTGTAGCTACATTCTAAAAGATTTATATATGCTCGAAGGGACGCTCCATAATAATTAAGTCCACCGTAGGTATCATATTCTTTTGGATGAAATAATGGATTTGCATCATAGGGTACAGTAAGCGAAAGGGCGCTACCGATTATAATTTGATATTTAACGATTATTACTCTCGAAGTTATAGATTTAATTAATTCAGATAGAATCCAAAAATCATTTGTACTCATATTCAAAGATAATAAATCAATATAATCACGATACATTGGTAATTGTTTAACAATATCGATAATATCAGTTATATTATGATTACATGTAACAAAAGTTACAAGGTCTAATTTATTATGTACTTTATAATAATCTATACCTAGTTCAATGTTTTTATCATCTGTATCAAATATTAACCCATAAAAATTATGATTTAAAATCAAGTCAGCAGTATTAGAAATTATACCATTTCCACCAAACTCAATACATTTTTTATAATGTATGCCAATTTTACAAAATATATACCGTAATAGCTCTTTCATATTTTTAATATCAATTATATTTTTCCCAAGAATATCATTCTCTTCATTAATTATTTTAATTTTATTTATTGATTCCATTATATTTTATATTATTTTTGTATTATTTTTGTATTATATATTTATAATGGTATCTCATACACAAAACCAATCATCAAATCAAACAAGTCAAGTAAATCAAACAAGTCAAGATAAATATTTAAAGATAGTTTTATATATCGCCGGTATATCTTATGCACTTGCATTTATGACTTATGCCGATAAATTCATGCATGGTATATCCGATGGTAATGGTGTAAATATACTAGCTAATTTTATGCTTATAGTTTCATTTGGACTATTATCATATATATGTTTCGTTCATGCTCAAGAAAAAGATAAAAATTCTGTAAAATCTGCAGAGTTTAATATTACATCTACACCAGGTAGATATGGATATATGATATTATCGCTTTATTTTATGTTAGCGTTACTTTTACCATTTGGTATAAGGTTTAATTACTATTATATATTTGCATTACTTGGCTATACACTTATTGCATTTAAAGAGATATCAGGAATATATTTACTTACACTCTTTTATATTATAAGTATTGGTGTAACATTTTATTATTACAAAGAGAATGGTAAGAAACTCGATTATTTTGTGTTATTAAGTAAGATAGGTTTAATTTTATATTTCGGAACCTATGGATACATGTACATTATGCAAAATAAAAAATGATATAACAGTTTATCTATTATTATTTAAACAAATGTTAAATATCACATGTAAGTAAAATTTATTATTACAATATTACAATAAATGATTGAAAAAATAAATTTTTTATTTAAATTAGTAACAGAAGATATTCGTCATAAATTACTCTTTGATGATGAAGCATTATATAGTACAACAGATCAGGTAACGGCAAATAAAATTGCCAAAGAAATAACTCATTATTTACCAGTAGATTCTATAATAACTGATGCAACTGCGTGTGTAGGTGGTTCATCTCTTGCATTATCTCAAGTATTTAAAAAAGTATATGCTATTGAATTAGATAATACACGATTTACATATTTACAAAATAATATTAAAATATTAAACTTGAAAAATGTCGAGTGTATACATGGTAATGCATTGGAAGAATCCCTAAAATTACAACAAGACGCGATATTTCTTGACTGCCCATGGGGTGGTCCTTCGTATAAAGATAATAAAACAGTTATGTTGTATTTATCTGATATACCAATTTATGATGTTATACGAAGACTTATACAATCTGCTAAATTATTTATCATAAAAGTCCCCACAAATTTCGACGAAGCTACTTTTTTAGACAAAACGCGAGACATACTCAAGCTCGAACAAAAATCGAGGTTGAGAAAAATGATTATACTAATACTATCTGTTATTACATAACACAACTTTCAACTTTCTTTTTACGTTACCAATTTTATTGTTATTACATAATATACAATATGCAATACATAATGCATCAAAGCACAACAACACACAACACAATATTTAACAGTTAATTATTAGATGAAGAAAAGCAAAAACGTGAGCAGAAACAGAATGCGAAACGTTTTTGCTTTTTGATGGGAACATCTGTAGAAGGGTTATTGCCTCCAAGTTTATTAAATTGATCTATAGTATATTTATTAACCATACTTCGATTACATGCTGGACAGATTGGACGCAAATTTTCAATACTTGTCATACCGCCTTTAGAATGTGGTATGTTATGTCCAGCTTCAAAAGAAAACGGTGTAATAATATTTTTACACCATTTTACATTACACTTAGCATTGTAAACTTCTCCATTATATGTCAACCACACTTGCTGTCTAATGGCATTAGGTATAGCTTTTCGTATTCCCATTTTGCATATAACAATATGCATTATGCTTTAAATAGAATCTTTTTATATTATACAAAGAATTTATGTAGAAGTAGCTCAATCATAAATAGGCGAAGAAGGATGTACAGTATAATGATTAATATACTTTATCATACCAAAAATAATTAAAGTCTAAACCAATGGCAACAACATTATACCTCATTACATCCCATTACAACCCATTATTCTTTCCAATTCAAAATCAATTCAAAAGTTTAATAATTTTACGAAATTGTCTTTTATTAATGTAAATGCGGCAATTAATGACACGCATCATTGCTTCAATATCTTCTTTACTAAATGTCTTAGCATAACTATAAAGATATTGAATTGAACCATGGAAGTCGCTATTTAATAAGCGCACCATAAAATTCTCAAATGTACGAGATGTGTTATTAATTGAAAACATATTAGTAAACAATCTAAATAAAGCAACTTGAATCATAAGACTAATAATATCAATGATTGATGGTTTATTAATCTCTTCACGCAACTCAACAGGAACATCATTTACGAGTAGATAAGAAACAATATCATAATTTTCAGGAAAATAAATAGTACTATGACTTCCATCTTTTAATATGATATCAGCCGCACGTTGATTTGTCGTCATGCATAACCCTTTAATTTCTTTTTTGGCAATATCTCCTAGAAATACGTCATATCGCATATTACTATAATTTGTGCGAAAATATGGCATACATAAATTGTTAACTTTTCGGGAGCTATTCGAAATTGTAACATCATATTCAATCTGGTGTGCAGTTCCTATAGGTGCAGGAAGTATCATTTGAGTTGCAAAGTAATGCCTTACAATTATCAAATTTTTATTTTTTTGTATTCATGTTGAATATATTTATTACATAGATCTTTATATGCAAAATAAAAATTAGAGTATTATTTGTGTGCAGTTTTTTACTAACAACTAACTAAGTTAAACGTAAACCAGGTAGATTAAATACACCAAGGCGTTTGTATGCATCATCATTTGATAATTTACGATTTTGCCATTCAAAATATTGTTCTTTACTATCAAAGAATAGCTTATCAACACCGTGACCTGTTAAATCAAGGGGCATAACACGAAAATATTTGAGTTCGTCGGCTGTCTCTCTTTTATCATTTGTAATCATACCAGTCGCCGCATTTACAATATAAGGGGAACGAACAATTTTTTTACCCATTTCTATAGCTTATTAATGAAACTATTTTATATTAATAACTGAGTTGTCTTTAATACATTTTTGATTTTGTACCCGTTTGTACATAAAGATAAAAATTAGATATAATGTAAGAATTAGATATACATATACATGAATAATAATTATAATTATAGCACATTTTTAACTGATATAGATAAATTTATTAAATCAACCCTATGTTTTATAAATCCTGAAGAAAGTATAAGTACTATAGACAACAGTTTTGAATATAATTTCAACGTATCGGCAGATGTAAAATATGATGCTGATTGCGAAAGTGAAGGTGAAAGTAAAGATGAAATAGATAGTAATTCTAGAAATATATCAGCACCTGCGCCAACAACAACATCAACGCCTACACCTACACCTTCATCTATATCTGCCGAGTCATCTGAAGAAGAAATAAATACACTTATAGCTATTCCAGAAGATAAAGAATTAGCTGATCCAAGTTCATATTATGCAAGTAAAAAGGCTTTATCTTATTATCATTTATACAAATATGAATATAAAATACAAAATCCACACTTAAGTTGGGGTAAAATTAGAGGTGATTTGTATCACAGAATGCTAAGTGAAGAAAAAAATAATTAATTATTATATTGTTACATTTCTAAATGAAGAAGATCTTGAATATATATTTATATTTCCTTCTGAACGATTATTACGTATTATGTACCATTTATTTGAATAATTATTATAATCTTGAACTTTACAATAATTTTTGTTATTAATAGTTTTATTACATATTACAATATTATCATCATATTTCCAATAATTATATAAAGGATCTAATTTAGTTAATTTGTTATAGGTTTCTATAATAGTTTTATTTGATTTTTTGTAATAGATAGTAAGAATTGTAGGAAGATTTAAATTATATTCAATATTGACTTCAATATCAGAGCCAGGATAACAACTTTTGTATATTTTTTTATGATCATTTATTATATCAATATGAGCTTTATCTAAACCATTTGTTGAACCATTTAAATCTTCAATAAGATATATTTTGTTATATATTAATCTTTCTAAATAGCATTTTTTTATAATATATTTAATTAGCTTATTATTTTTATCAAATGAACATTGCATTTCTTTTAAGTTATTATTAGGACCACATGATCCTAATCGATGATAAATTGGAAAAATATTAGATTCTTCATCTTTAAAATATGAGATTCCTTTAATAAATTCTGCAAATATGAGTGATGCTCTCGATGGTTTTGTTCCTTTCATTGATAATATTTTTTGAAATATATTATTATTATATTGTCTTGCTGCTTTACTATTAATTATATTAATACCTTTTTGTAAATCAACTAAAAAGATATAATATTGATCTAAAAATATATCAATTATATTACGATTATTCTCATTTATATAAGTATTTAATTTATTCTCTAAAGAATATAAATTCGCGTATAACTCTTTCTCTGTTTCTTTCGTTTTTGTATATTGATACAGTATATATGATTTTCTTAATAATATCATTATATTTTGTAATTCATTCATTTATAATATATTAATTAAAATTATTTTTACACCAAGGAAGATTTCAAACGCCGACTTTATATTTTTTGGTGGTCGTAAATAACGACTTTCATTTTTTACATATGGTTCAGTTCTCTCATATGTTCCTTTAATTATATTATTATAACTATCTTTATGTATTCGTAATAATGCTTTCGGTATTGCTTGTAATATATCATTATATGACTCTGTATTTTCTTTATATAAATATGATTTTAATTGACTAAACCAATTCTCTATTGCATTTGTAAAATGTTGATATGGCACTGAATATAATAGTATATTATTCTTATTTATTAAATTTCTAATTAAATCATTACGATGGCTACTTGCATTATCTAATATAATAACTTTGTTTTTGAAATTTGCAGATAATATAAACTCATATAATCTCTCACTTGTCATACCTCCATTCTCATATATTTTCCATGATAAAACTCCTTTACTATTTATCGCAAATATGCCTGTATATTTTTTGAATACTTCTTGAGAAGTAGTAATATTATAACATCTATCTCCAATTTTAGATCAACAAACTTACGATTTTATAGATGATAGTGATTAATCTTAAATTTACTTAAAGCTATTTTACTTTATATTATCTAATGTTAGATAACAATGAGCGATGCTGAAATGAAATATGCTTATGAACAATTGATTAAAAAAAGAGAATATGCTCTTGAATATCGTAAAAAATATGTAAAAGAAAATAGAGAAAAAGTTAATAAACAACAAAGAGAAAGATATGCTAAAAAAAAATTAGAAAATATGGAGATTAAAGAAGACCAAAAAACTGAAGAACCAAAAACTATTTAAGGATTATTTTCTTACTTATTGTTAGGAAACAATGAAAAAGAAGAAAAATCCCGATAAAGATTTGCCAAATTCTCATAGAACTATTAAATGTTCATTGAAGACTATTTTGCGTAATAAAGAAATCCAATCTACTATTAACGATTTAGTTATTAAATGTAATAATATTATTATTGAAACTTATCAATTTATTCGATTATTTTGTCTTTACAAATATCATAATAAACAAGATATACCTGAATTAACTGAAAAGTTTATTTTATATTGCATTAAATGTTTAGGAATAAGAGATAATAGAGGAAAAAAGGCAGATAATGATAATTTATTAACCGAACTTAATCAATTTTATGAAAATGAATTCAAAAGTTTATTAGACCATAAAGACAAATATGAGCTTAAAAATATGTCATTTCTACTACCATATTTAGCTACACAAGTACATACATCTTTTCATAATAATCTAAAAGAACATTTTATTACAAGACTATTACGGTTTATAAATAAAACTACAACTGATTATGAAATTGGTTTAGATAAAGAACAAGTTAATAAAGAACGAACAAAACTTAAAAATGCATTATATGATAATACTGAATGTCCTGAAAGATATAGAGAATGGTATGAATTTTATAGAAAATATATATTACCTGAAAAATGGAATAAATCATTAGCATATGATATTAAAGTTTATCCTTGTAAATATATTATTCATAGTATATACATGAATGAAGTATTAGAAAATAAAGAAATGAAACTATTTCAACCTATCAGTCTTCGTAATACTATAATTCCGCATTATATAACTATAGATACAGCAACATTAATTAGTTTATTTGGAGAAAAAGGAATGAAAGGAAAACTATTGAAAAATATTACAGAAAACCAATTTTATGTATGGAATAAATACTTTAATTTTGACTTAAAAATTTTCAGACAAAAGAATTATAAATTTAATTATACGATTCAAACAGATGGAGTAGGAGTATCTCTACTATTTGTTCATAAAGATTATACTGGAAACAGTTCATGTATAAATTGTAAAGTTAAAGATGATTATGATATTACATATTTATATGAATATACAAAAGAACAATTAGAAATACAAAAGAATAAAACAATTATAGGATGCGACCCAGGCAAATTTAATTTGGTTTATATGACTGATGGTAAAAATATATTAAGATATACTGCATTTCAAAGAAGAACTGAAAGTATGGCTAAAAGAAATGCTAAAATATTATATACTGAAAAACTTAAAAATAATATAATAGAAAAAGAAACCCAACTATCTACATCAAATAGTAAAACAGTTAATTATAATAAATTCAAAGATTATTTGATTAAGAAAAATAAATTGAATACAGAATTGAGAGATTTCTATAATAAAGAATTATATAGAAAAATGAAATGGAGACAATTTGTTTATACGAAGAAAAGTGAAGATAGATTTTTGAATAAAATAGAAGAAACTTTTGGTAATAATATATCAATCGCTTATGGTGATTGGAGTAGAACTACACAGATGAAACATTTTATACCTACAAAAGGTATTGGTATGAGAAAATTAATAGCAAAAAGATATGAAACATATGCTATTAATGAATATAGAACATCAAAATTATGTAATTGTTGTCATAATGACCTTTCTTATTTCAAATTTAATAATAATAAAGTATTTAGGTATCTAATGTGTAATAAGTGTGTAAGCTCACAAAGCGAAAATAACACATTTATTACAAGAGACCTAAATTCTGCTTTAAACATTCGTAATTTAGCATTACAATGGATAGCAGAACAAACTCGTCCTTCAGCATTTAATCGTGTAGGAGGATTGACTACATAGAAAGTAGTCAATAAGTTGATTTTACGGTGGGTAAAGCCACAAACTAATGGAAAATTAATTCGCTAACTCGGCGTTTGAAATCTTCCTTGGTGTAATATAGTATTTACGAACACGTTGAGCCGCTTCAGTATTTGCTTTCATACAGAAATCTTTGAATGCATTCGGGGTGAGTAGAATTTTTTCTTTGATGCGTCCAATATTATTAATTGTATTAGTATTTTCATTTTCTCCCGCTCGGGAGATAATTAATTTATAATCAATATTATCATTAAAATATTTTATTAAAAGTCTTTTTGCATGTGTTTTTTGTTGAAATCCAATAAAATTAAATATTTTTTCGAAATCAATTACATGGTCTTTATCTTGGTCATAATTGAGATAATTCCTAAAATTATTTAGGAATAGTTTTTGTTCATCTGTTGTGAATTCTTGAGATAATTTAGCATATATGTCCATTTTTTGCGGATTTTTCCTTAAATGGTTTTGCTACGACAGAGGGAGAAAATATGTCTAAAAGTTACAAACTTGGGTAAAATGGCCAGCCTAGGTCTTCGCATATTTTCTTGAAAATTTGGTCTTGGACAGACAGTTTCTCGCGTGATTTTAGAAGTTGGAAGAATTTAAGGTATTCATGTTTGCCAAGTATTTGAAAAAGTTTGTATAATACATACGAGTATGATAAGAAATTCTTGCGGTCTTTGGGGCAATATTTGAGAAACGGTCCTTGAATTTCTTTAAACATGCTGCACAATTTATCTTCAAGTTCTAACGAGAAGTGAGGTGTGGGAACGCCATTTATGCGGTTTATAATATAATTGATGTGCTCATAGTACTTGTTCACTCTCAATCTTTTCAAAATTTCACGCATTTTGTTGTACGTAATCTTTCGCGTATCTTGAATCTTCTCTTTCTTAATTTCTTGCAAAATTTGTTCAAAAATCTCTTCAGGTATGTCTGTACTTTCTTTACCTTGCACTTGTGAACACCATTCGCGGAAATGATTAATACGTTTATATGAAAAATGTGAAGCTTCTTTATTAGGTTGTCGTAAGAGAGGACGATTTTGTTCAACTAATAGTGACTCTTGATATCCACACCCAGGACATACAGTGACACTATCATGTTGTATACATACCATTTCCAGACGGCATTTCGGACAATCACCGAGTGCATCATTGTTTATATTTTTAATTATTGTCGGATCAATATAAGATAAATAATCAGCAACAAGTGTCGCTTTGTCTACAGGAACTACTACTGCTGGTGGTAGCGTGTCCTTCCCATCACATGTTATTTTTATTGAAGAATGTGTAGCTACATTTGAAGCAGCAGACGCACCGGAAGCACCAGAGGCAGCGTAAGCGGCGTAAGCAGCAGAAGCGGCGGACGCCACAGTTGATCCACCGCGAGTAGCCGCCTCACTTATATCAGCAAGTGTAGCAAGTTTAAATGCATCTATTATATTTATAGACGCAGGGATTTGTTGTTTTTTGCGACTTCGTGTGTTTTTTACCGTAGGCAATGTAAGTGTTTGTGTGACTGGAATAGTCTCGGTGTTTTGTTTTTCTATAATATCATAGTATTGAAAAAGAATATTACCAGTATTTTCATAATAATCGATTTCATCTCTATAAGACTGTAGATGTAATATGCGCTTTTCAATTTCCTTACGTTTTTCAACAAAAAGTATATTACTTGACCAGGCAGTATTATATTCTTCTGTATCAATTACACCTTCATCTTTGTATTTAATAATTTGATTTTGTAAACCAGTAATAATATCAGAAGTTTGACTATGAAGATTATATAGATCAGTAATTGATGCCTTATTATTTTGCATGGATTGCACCATGTTTAAATGACGAGCATCTAAGGTAGTTGTATCTTTTGAAGAATCATGAGTGTGAATACGTTTCTTCGAAGTTTTTTCTTTAAACATTAGAAAAATTAGGCTGCATGTTCTTAAATAGTGTTTAAGGCAAGAAAAAGAATTAAAAATATCGATAATATATTAATAATGGATATAGATATCTTTAAGAATAAAAATATAACCGGAATACAGTCAATATATTCATTTACATTACTAACTAAGAAACAAAATATATATTTAGTAGGAGAAAATCATGATTTTAATGGTTTGAATTTAAATAAATATGAATATATAAATGATGTAATATTAAATAATTTTCAAGATATAAATTTAATTATTGAAATGGGAAATGTGGAAGTATTAGAAAGTGCACAAATAGTTGCTAAAAATACAATTCCTAAAAGTCCTTTACAAGATATTGCTTATAAATATATTTATAATCAAGATAGTATTGGTAATAATTTTAATATCATATTTGCAAATATACGAAGAGACTCTCCATTTGTTATACTAGAAATAATCTATTCATTTGAATCATATTTATATCTTAATGCAAGAGATAAAGTGACTGATCGAACATCATATAAAGATTTTTTACGTAAGGCAAAGCTTTTTGAAAGAGATGTCTTTCAACATTTAAAAACACGGCAAAGTGCAGAAAAATTTATATTAAGTCTGATTCATCCTGATAAAACTATACCTAAATGGTATATAAAATGGTGTATTTTATTTGAGAAAAATGCTGAAGAACATAATATTAAAAATAAATTGCAAAATATGAGAAAATATGACATTGAAAATTATAATTACATAATGCAATTTATTACAAGTCAGCTAAGTGAAAGAATTTTAGATATTAATGATTATTCAAATATATTAAGCTCTGTAAATAAAGAACGTCATACAAATTCGGCTCATTTTGTTATTAATAAATTTACATCAATACATACATTTTTTACTTTATTATTTGGTTTATTTATGGATGTAAATATATTATTAGAAATATTTACTGCTAAAACAGATGTAATTGTACTTACTGGTGCAGGACATAGCTACATTCTTGGAAAATTTCTCAAAGATTTTCTTGACGAAAATAAATTGCAATTAAATTATTATTCTCATGTGAATAGCAAAGGTTTTGTTGATACTAGCAAAAATGAAGAAATAAGACACATGTCAGTAAATGATGTGCTTGATGATTTTAGAAATAAAAAAAATAGATAATAAAATACGCAGATTTATGAAAAATTATAAAAAATCATAAGAATCCGGAAATATATAAAAATCGGAGTTATCTTTATATCTAATAAAAATTACATGGAATAAAAGACTTAAAAATCTTAAAATACAATCGAGTATGTGTTAAAATATGGAACTGAAAAAGAAGTTGATACATTTTATTTTTATAGTTAATTTCACTACAATTTAATAAAAAATTTTTTCTTTTCTATATTGTAGAACAATTATGGGTGGTGGTCTTCTTCAATTAGTTGCCTTAACATAGATTTATTATAATCTGCACCAGGGCATAAAAGCAGCAGTCCATAATAAAACGAGCTCTTATTATGGGAAAAACTTTGCGATCTCGTTTTTGATCCAGCTGCTAGTGATTAACATAAGTTAATTGCAACACTTCTTGTTGTTCGGGAACACCCTTAGAGCCTTTTCTACTAAAGATTGTTACGAAAGTACAATCCGGCTGAGAATAAAAACTCAGGTATAGTAATAATGAAAAGGATTGGGCAATCCGCATACTTACTACCTAATGACGTTATGTCTAGTCTATGGTAGGGTGTCAGAGACTGAACGGAAGTGGGTCATCGATGAAGGATTAGACATCCTTAGATGGCTTAAGATACAGTCCATCCCTTAAAGGAAACTTTAAGGTATTTTGAGATGGTGCTCAAGATGTTTACTTAACTGGTAACCCACAAATCACTTTCTTCAAGGTTAACGTTTAGATGTCTGTCTAACATCTAAAAATCGGCCTTAGTGGTTATTAAAAGTAACTGCTAGTAGTAAATTAATAATTAATTTACTGCGATACCGTCAAATTGCGGGAAGTCCCTAAAGACGTATAAAATACAATAAAAAATGAAATCTATTATTCAAATATAATTAATATCGAATGAATATTCATAAAGTCTGTACTAAATGTAATATATTAAAACCATTAGATGATTTTACTAGAGATAAAACAAAAATCGATGGTAGATATTCAAGATGCAAAACTTGTAAATATGGTGTAGATTTATTATATCGTAACAATGAAAATGTAAAACAAAAGAAAAAAATAACAGACCATGAATATTACATTAAAAATTCGGATAAAATTAAAGATTATTCAAAAAAATGGTATCAAGAAAATATTGATAGACAGAAAGAGTTAAGAAAACAGTATTATTTATTAAATTATACTAAATTGAAAGATGCACAAGCTATATGGAATTCTAACAATAAAGAAAAAATTAAAGAATATATGAAAAATTATTTTAAAGATAGATATAACAATGATCTTAATTTTAAACTAAGAATATCATTACGTTCTAGATTTAAAGCATGTATTCTTGATAAAGAACCTTTTAATTATTTAAATTGTTCTTTAGATTTCTTTAAGAAATGGATAGAATTTCAATTTAATCAAGATTCTAATTTATCTTGGAATAATTATGGAAGTTATTGGCATTATGACCATGTTATTCCATGTGCTTCTTTTGATTTAACTATTGAAGATAATATACATAAATGTTTTCATTGGTCAAATTTTCGTCCTTTGAACAAAGTATTAAACTTACAAAAGAGTTCAAAAATATTAATTGATACTATTAATAATCATAAAACAATAATAGAAGAATTCATTAAATTGTATGATGTACCAAGGTAAATTAGTAATAGTTTACTGGCGGAGAATAACGAACTCCGGTATGGTAATAAGCATCCGTATATTACAATGGGTAATCCGCAGCCAAGTACCTACTATCGTTATGGTAAGATAGAGGTATGCTGTTCAGAGACTAAATGTCGGTAGGCTTGAGAAGACTGACCAATCTTCATTGATAGCTTAAGTTATAGTCCGGGCTTATACGAAAGTATAAGATACACCCGCGTGTACAGAAGACACACCAACTTTGCCATTGAATCTATTGAAAATACCTTCAATGGCACCTGCGATTTCGGCAAACGTGTAACTTGCCAAATCTCCCGCAACGGTGATTTAATCCACCGTATGTATTTACAGACCCAAGTACCAGAATTATCTGGTGGTGCTGACTGGGTCGACTATGTCGGTTTACGTTTATTAAAAGACGTTGAAATCGAAATCGGTGGCCAACGCATTGACAAGCACTACCCACAATGGATGTATGTATGGAATCAACTCAGCTTACCAGTCGGCAAACGCCTAGGTTACGACTTAATGACTGGCGAAGGCTCCACCTTAAGCGCAAACGCTGCTCAAACAACCTTATACGTACCCCTTGAATTCTGGTTCTGCCGCAATGTAGGTCTTTCCCTCCCACTCATTGCCCTCCAATACCACGAAGTCAAGATCAACATTGACTTCGAAAGCGCAGCAAACTGCCTCAAGACTGGCTCCACCAGCAGCAGCCTCGGCACCACATCCCTCTGGGTAGATTACATTTACTTAGATACCGATGAACGCCGCCGCTTCGCTCAACTCTCCCACGAATACTTAATTGAACAATTACAATTCACCGGTGTTGAGAGCATCACCCAAAGCAACCCCCGCATTAAACTTAACTTCAACCACCCAGTTAAGGAATTAGTATGGGCTATCCAACCAAACAGCTACGGCAATGACTGGACCAACTTCACCGCATTACCAGGCATCTGGCAAACCGCTGGTACCGCCGCATTCTCATTAAGCGGTACCACCTTCGATGCCCCAGGTGCATCCAACTTAGTTAACATCACCGCCAACACCACCAACATCCAACTCAACGGTCAAGACCGCTTCAACGCCCGTGATGGTAACTACTTCTCCTTAGTCCAACCATTCCAACACCACGAGAACGTACCAACTAACCGTGGTATTAACGTATACTCCTTCGCCCTTAAACCAGAGGAACATCAACCATCCGGCACACTCAACATGTCCCGCATTGATACCGCAGTCCTCAAATTAGACTGCCCAGCATTAGGCGCAGCAGTATCTGCATCTACCCCATTAGGTCCAGGTTCATTATACGTATTCGCAGTTAACTACAATGTCCTCCGCATCATGAGCGGAATGGGAGGTATAAATTATAGCAATTAAATTAACGGCAAAAACGCCTAGCTTTACGCCCGTTAATTAAAGCAATGCCTCCAAGAGTACCTTGACAAAGAAGGTGCTAGTCAAATGATGTTTTATAATCAATAACCAAAAATGATTATAAAATGGCAACATCGTCGAATTGCGGGAAAATCCTGTCAAGTATTAAGTACCGCCTATAGATGGAAACATACTATATGGCACCATGGGGAAATTCATGGGTATGGTAAAAAGCTTAATAATAGGGACAATCCGCAGCGAAGTCCTAAGGCTATTATAATAGCTATGGAACGCGTTCAGAGACTAAGTGGCGATGGGCTGTTTAGTAGATAAACGGCTTAAGATATAGTCCGGCCCCATAGAGATATGGATTATCAGAGGAATTATAAAGTGCCATCATTCACTTTATGAGGAGAGCTGATAGTGTTTGTAGTCTTAATCAAGACTGCAAATGGATAACCGCTTGCTTACAGCAATTAGATATATAAGTATCAAAATATTATTTCTTTCTCATTCATATTTGATAATGAATGTATAAAAAAATGAATTGTATTTATTTACACCAAGGAAGATTTCAAAATCAAATGGGTGGGGCAAAATTAACTAAAAGAACACAAAAAATATAATCAATAAAAATCATTTTTCTATTCACGAATACCAAGTACTTCTAGGTATTCATGATAAGACATATTTAATATAGGGAATTCATGTTCATAACATTTCATAGTACATCTTAAAACTGCTCTCACTTGAGTCTCAGAAATATTATATATTTTAGCAATTTCATTATGTGTTTTATTTGGATATTCCTGTTTTGTTTTTACGACTGATATAATCATATGAGCATCTAATGAACGTATTTTAATAGCTCTTTTAATAGGATTGCTTTTAATCTGCAATTCTTTAACTTCTTTTTGTAATTCAATATAATTATTATAATCATCACCATTTTCAAACTCTCTTTCATATGCCATTGTTTTCCCTAATATAATATTTTGCAATTTCGCTTCATTTATATAAGTAAAAATAGCTACAATATCTTCGGCAGTTTTATAAGGATTAGCCTTTACATATTGCAATATTTCTATAATTTGCGAAGGAGTTGTACCACGTTTCGTTATTGCGGATCTTTCATGTGCATATTTTTTCTTATCTTCGGTACTTAATTCTATCGCACTATTTTTGACCGATTCCTTCATTTTATGTTTATCTTCAATTAATTTCTCAGTAACTTCAGTAGATTTTACACGTATTCCTTTAGCAATTTGTGTAACAATATTGCGGTCTATATCATATTTCTTAGAAATAGCTATTTTTGTTAATTTATTTTCCAAGTCTTTGCGTATATTATCTATAATTTCATCTGTAATTTTACTTTGTTTATATATACCTATTACTCGTTGTGATATAGCTTGATTACTTATATTTTTATATTCTCTTTTCTTCGGTACTACACGAATCTTCTTTTTTATTACAGGAAAATCTCTTTTATAATATTCATTGATTGCACGTAAATCGGCTGTTGTAACAATATAATTTGTATGTTTCTCTTTTTTTATACTATAACATATATTTTTTAAATCTTTTATAGAATAATTATGGTCATCTTTATTCTCGTAATAGTTTATAAAGATTTCAGATTGTTTTTTCTTTACTGAAATTAAATTAACTATATTTTTAAGAAAAGTATAAATATTCTTATGATTATCTATACAATATCGGAATCCTCTAACTGTACCATAACCTAAGTATGTTTTTATAATTTCCATTAAATAACTGTTTGATTTTTGAGTAATTACTAAACCAACACTAATTCTATTATTACGAATTCTTGCTAAAATACATCCTTCTGCATCAAATATACCAGCAATATATTCTATATTCATCCTTTGCATATATACTTCTTTGGTAATAGGTTCATAATCCTTTTGTAAAGATATAATATTATTAGATAATTCTGGTAATAATGTATCACTTTCTTTATATTTTTCAATAAATTCTATTGAAGCTAAACACCGCTTTTGTTTTATTATAATTTTATCTTTAATAAAATTTAAAATATCAAGTGATCTTTCGCCTACTATTTCCCATGTATATTGGTTTCGTGAATTATTATTTTTAGCTTTTATAAACCTTATTTTAGATCCAAATTGTTTTAATAAAGAAAATATTGGATAAGGAACACATTGGCTCGATGATATATATATACTATTATAATTCACACGTAATGATATACTTCCATCACCATCTATAAATCCTGCCAAATAACTTGCCGTCAATATACCTATATTTTTAGCATCATCAACTGTTAAAGTTAATGAAGGTCTCTCTTCAAATATCTCATTTTCTTTATCATCTTCTCCATCTTTAGATTTTAAACGATTTGTAGTTTTAAGATGTAAATATCTAGGCAAAGCCCATCTTTCTTTCCACCATTTTGCTATTTCATCAATACTTTTACATTCATATTTAAATGTAGCTACTTTATTATTTAAAAATGGAATAGAATCTTCTTTACTGGTAGTACCTATATAAACTCCTCTTTCCTTACCATGACTCAATATCTTTTGTGTTAAACCTAAATAATAAAGTATATAACCCACTCGTGAAATTTTTGTTTGTCGCGGACATACTTCATTTATATCTACTCCATCTAATTTTAACATATCCAAAGAACGTTCATATAAATCATTTGGAATATGTAATGTCCCCTTGCCTTTTGTATATCCAACAAATTTTAAATTAGGCAATCTATCGTATTGTATAGATTTTCCATTAATACTGAATGTTGTGATTGCCGCTATCTTATCTTTATAAATCCGTTCCCATTCATCCAATACTTCCCGAGAAAAGCATAATGATGCGATTAATTTACCAACATTATAATTAAATGCCACTGGTTGCATCCCTACGCAACACCATATATTTACTACGTGTGGCAATTTAATACGTAAATGTTCATATTCCCAACCTATATAATCATCTCTCGCTTTACACTGAAATATATCGCTTCCGATACGTGAAATACCCAATATCTTATTAGTCACTGAATCTTTAATAAAAAACATTAAACCTCTGCCAATCTGCTTTTGTTCTGGTATAGAAGACGTAATGTTTCTTAAATATTTCCATAATTGAATTTTCTGTGAATCACCCTTTTTAATGAATTCAATGGTAATTTTCATATTATCCAATGTATCATCATTACAATCTGTAAAAATCTGCGAATTATATTCAGGTATATCCCATTTTGCAAAAACTTCATTCGCATTCTCCAAATTCTCTTCATATGTCAGTTTTGACACCTCAATGAATTCTTCACATAAATCCCTTTTTACCTTCGCAATATCCATTATAATTACTTAATATTTAATTATAAGCATATATGTTTAAATAAACGCACGAAATCATTTTTTATGCAGTAAAATCACATAATAACAATATTCGCCGTATTTCTCCATACAAGTAATGCACTGTTTTCATATCCATAAAAGTTTATTAAAGGTATCCTATGAATAATTGATGCTGCTATAGAAAATGTTGAATATTTTGTGCATTGTAAAATTGCCGAGCATCGTGATAAAGCGAAAAAGTCAAGCATCGCTATTTCGTCTTCACGAAGACCATCGTAGTTAAATTCAAAAACTTTACTTCCTGTTTCACGTATATATTCCTGCATGTCACGACAAGCCTGTTTATCTTCACTGCTGACAAAATATGTCCCCCTATTTGTAGCTACAAATTCTTTGCATTTTCTCAGAATTTCACTATAATCATTGCGAGACATTGTAAATGAATTCGGATTGTCCACACACTTATCCGTGAGCCGTATATGTAATCCAATTGGTTTGATTGCATTAAAATTGGCATTTTGCAAATAAACTTCTATTTTAACACATGGACGTGTATTACTTACAACAGAATAATAAACATTACGTACATCATATATTGGTAAACCATAAAATGGTAAAGCTTCCATCACTCTTTCAACACCAGTAGTACCCCAAAATGTATTAATCGGAAACAGTTGATTTCCTATTATACCACGAGACATAATGGTAAACATATGACGTCCCCATGCACTTTGCCCCTTACCAATAATATCTTCAATATCTATAAATTTATAAATCTGATTACTCTCATTGCCGTCAATTATTTTACACCCATCTATAGAAAATAAACGTGTATTATAATTACTATTAAAACCAGGAAACTGTATACCAGCCTTCCATTTTATTACAAGTTCTCTATTTGCATCTAAAAGACGAGCAATAACAACTATGGTCCATAAATCAAGTATTCTATCACCAAAACCTGAATCACATAATAATTCGTATATAAACATTATCACAAATTATATAGTAAGCAGTATTAAATATATTATAAAAATAAACTCTTATATCAATAGTTTAATATCAAAATAGTTTAATATCAAAATAGTTTAATATCAAAATAATTTAATCTTGAATAAAGAATCAGATGTTTCGTTAACATAGACTGTCTTATTCTTCGCATTACTCTTTAACTCTAACTCCAACTCTATTAATCCTTCTTCAAGTTTTTTGAGTCTGGCATCATATTCCTTATGTTTTTCTTCAATTGATAATATGTTTTTGTACATGTTTTGAAATTCAAAATACATTTCTTGTATAATATCTAAATATGGTTTCATAATAGCTTGGGTACGTGGGTATGGCATTGTTAAATAGTACATATATTTAATTTATTCTATATTACGAAAATTATTCCGGAAAAACTCCAATGTTCCTTTCGCCGATTTTAATTTTTTCTACGCCAAATATAGAAAATGAACCGTGGCTATCTTCAAATAGCTTCATATGTTGTATCAAAAGATAAAGATGGTAAAGATCACGTAAAAGAAAGACATTTACGAGCCATGACTGACGAAGATGGTCATGTTAAAGGAAAGTTTTACGAAAAAGAGAAAACATCTGGAGAAAAAGCGAAAATTATTGAGAAAAACATAAGAAGTGAAAAAGATCTCAAGAAATACATAAATGGCGGCAGTAAAGATTGGGAACGCAAAGACTGGGAAAAACGTGTAGAGAAAAATAAAGCAAAGGCTTTACGCGAAAAAAAGTAGGTTTTACTGTTGCGCTTGTAGCTACATCGGCGCTACACCGTCATTTACATATATATTATTTTTATACTTACGGATACGTCTATCACATAGATTTAATGCTTCTTTTTCTGAATATATTATACCAAGTACTTCTTGCTTTCGTGGTGTCCAAATGCCATATAAAACAGGTTTATCATTTCCTTTTGCATAATGCAGTTTCCACGAAGAACCATAAAAGCGTGACTGTTCATATACTTTTGAATTTGTTCGCCGTTTACATTCTATGACGAAATACGAATTATCTTTTTGAAAAACTAGATCACCTTTACCTATGTCATTATTATTTTCAATAACTGTCCATTCATGTGCTACTAACTCCCAATTTAGACTTTTCATAAAATTGATACAGTCTTCATGCATTGCATCTTCGTCCATAGGTGTGTAGTATTTACCATGGACAAAATACATATCTTTCAATGAACCCTTTACACTTATAAATTTACTAATGTAAACCTTTACAGGAATCGAGTTAGATTCTTTGAGATAAAGAGATTTTGGAAATATGCACGTATTCTTCCCAGTTGTTTTCACATACATAAAACACATCTTTGCATAATGGTGAAAATACCATGGTATATTATGAATAAGCACAGGTGGTTTAGCCGTTATAGTTGACATAGTCGACATATCATTATTTATACCTTTGCTTTACTAATATATTATATAATACATAAAGCTTTAATTAGTTTATAAAAATAGTAATATCTATGTCAAATAAAAACATTGATATACCTATACATATACCTATATCTATATCTATACCTAACTATCAAATAGAAGGTAATATATTAATTTATTATCGTGCTATATATAATCGTCCAGTTGAAATTTTAATGATACGTCAAGTGCCATTACAACCAGATACAGATTTTCGCAGAAGTCTACGCAGAATGGATAATTTTTATGAAGGCGCTACTGAAATCATACCAGAATTCATGGATTTACAAAAAATAATACGTGAAAAACATGAAATTATATCAGATACAGAATTTCATGAAACATTTGTCAAGATGAATTCCTTTCTTGTCCATATAGCTTTATGGGATGTAAAAACAAGATCAATTTTAACTATACATTTATTTGAATACCCAATATTATTTTCAGAACATTTTGATATGTCAAAAGAATCAGCAGTTAAAGATGAATTATATAGGAAAATAATAGAAAAATTAAAATAGAGTTTTGGGTGCAATTTCCTTTTTAGGGGAATCGAATGGATTTTTAGGAGAAGAAGAGCGGTGTTTTGTTTTTTTATGTGAAGATGGTAAAAAATCTGAAGACGAAGATGATGACGGCGAATGAGGTTTTTTAGGTCGCCGAGATTTAAGAGTAGGTTTTTCTGGTTCAAAAGCATCTATTTTATTTAGAAGGATTGCTATAAAATATTTTACTTTTTTTAAAGATTCCTCAAAATTTAATGGTCTATCGTTTAATGTATTTCTATCTTGAGTTGTTGCGATTGAAATAGTAGGAGGATTATTATTATGTAATGTTCCTCCTACGCTAATTAAAGCTTGTCTATAAGCACCTTCTATCGTTTTCGAACCTAATGCAACACATAAATTATATAAAGATTTGATATCAAAATCTAATTTTTGTTTAAAATATTCAAGATGATCGTCATCATGTTTTATTGTATGAGAAAAATCAATAAATTTAACTCTTAATTTATTATTCTCATCATAATCTATAAGTATATTTCCTCCTTGTAAATCCCCATGTGTTATTTTATTAGTATGAAGAATTTCTAAAATTTCTATTATTTTATTTAAAATCATTTTACTTTCATCATCTGTAAAAACCTTTTGTCTTTTATCTATTAAACTTAACCCCCCTTTTTGCATTTCTAATAAATACACTTTATTAGGTAATGTTGTTCGAGTATTTTTATCTTTATAATCACATTTTTCATCTAAAGATTTAATATTTTCAGTATCATTATGCATTGATAATTCGCATCCTCCTAATGCATATAAAAAATGTTCTTGTTTTGGATCAATAGTTACAAGTTTTTTCGCTGCTAATATTTCTAATAAATACGAAATTCTTGGTGGAATAACTGTTCCACTTGTTGTATAATTTTTAAATTCATTATATAATTCTTCTTCAGTATATGCCTTTGAATTATCATCATTATGTGAATAGATTGTTTTAATTATTTTTAGTGTATTATGAGGTAATACAATACCATCTATACTTCCACCTTTGCAATATTTTTTGAATTCATCTACGTCAGGTTCTAATAAAATACAACTATTCGTGCCACTTTTATTAACTGATACTGACATATTCGATATGTTTGTCTTTAAAATCCCTTTATAAATTATTTTCAAATTTTATATTTCTCTAAAAAATGATTTCAATATTCTTATTTAAGTATATCTTTATTTATTATGTAATAACACTTGCAAAGCATTACATGAGTAATAAATCACCATTGCGGTATCCTGGTGGGAAATCAAAAGCTTGTAAAGTTATTGAAGCGGAACTATTAAATAACGATATTGATTTAAAAGAATTCACAACACTTATATCACCATTCTTTGGTGGTGGTTCATTTGAATTCTATTTACAAAACAAATATTCATATACTGTTAAAGCCAATGACAAATTTACACCACTCATGTCTTTCTGGACTTCGGCGAAAAATAATAATGAAGAACTCTATAATCTTGTTAAAGATATAAAAGCCGCCGGGTTTTCTAAAGAAAAATTCACAGCATTCCGCAAAGATATTATGAATATAGATATAGATTCTACTAATGAAAAACTAAAACAGGCAGCTTATTATTTCGCCATTAATCGCTCATCATTTAGTGGCGCAACATTATCTGGTGGGTTTTCAAAAGAATCCAGCGAAAAAAGGTTTACAACAAATTCCATTAAACTTATCGCGAACCTTGATCTGTCTAAGTTTCAATTCTCTAACGAAGATGCAAATGATTTTATTAAAGAACACACGGTCACTCACGCCACCGAGAAACAGCTGATATTCTTAGACCCACCATATTATCTCGAAGAAAAATCGAAACTCTATGGATGTAATGGAGATATGCATGAAGATTTCGACCATGCAGCTCTGGCGGAAACATTAAACACAACCGCAAACGCATGGGCAATGACCTATAATGATTGCCAATATATACGCGACTTGTATAAAGACTACCGAATTATTGATATGAAATGGAATTATGGTATGAATAAATCAAAAAAATCAAGCGAAATTCTTATTCTAAACAGAACGCAATAAATTTGGCGGGATACGTTCTTTTTCCGATAAACTATATGGAGACGGTGTAAGTATTTTTGTATTTTTAATGACTGGCTGTAAACTTGCCATAACCGATGCACTCATATATCCGTGTGAATTTTCCGTACTATGTATTTTGATACGTATTCTTAGGCGACTTTCAATTTGAAAATAGGGTACATTAAAATTGCAAATATCTTCACCAGTATGATATAAACCATGTCCGTCGCATAATTGAATATAATGACATCCTTTATGTTTATAACATTCTGATATAAAGTTATTTGGGCAATTTATATAAATATCGTTGTAATCATCGGTTAATCTTTTAATTTCTAACCATTCACTGTGTTTCATTGGTCGTTCAATAAATGGCGGAATTTTACCATTAAATATATTTATTTTTATAGCAGCATCTTTGAGCAGATTTTCTATGAGTATTTTAGATTTTTCCGGGATTTTATTATTTCCTTTAGATCTCCATATAAAATTGTCATCTGGCGTTATAGATAACTGCGTCCAATCTGGTGCAGTAAGTTTCGATTTTGTTTCTATACCAAATGTAATTCCATTAAAATTGCAAGGGATATCTATATCTGCACTTGAACCACCTAATTGATTGATATCTACAGTACATATATTTAACTCTTTACATATTTCCCATACCTTACGTTCAGCTTCATTGCCTTTTACTGAACATTGACTTCCTTTAAGACTCATATCTTTGAATAAATAAGATAAATTAAATACATCACTATAATCCATTTTATGTTTCTTTTTAGTTACTGTAGTCATTTTTGTATTATTTGTTTTGTGTGTTATGTGTTATGTGTTATGTGTTGTGTGTGTTGCGTGATACCTAAAATAATCTTTTTCAATTTTCAAATTTCAATTTTCAAATTTCAATTTTCAAATTTTAATATGTATTTAAAGTAATGGTTGGTGCAGGTACTGCTGCGATTCCTACTGATCAAAAACTATATGATAAAGTAGTTGCGAAAGTGAAGGCTCGTGTAGCTCGGTGGCCAAGTGCTTATGCTTCTGGACAAGTTGTGCAAGAATACAAAGCAGAGTTTGTGAAAAAATATAATTCGCGTTTACAACCATATATAGATCATAAACCAGATGCAAAAGTTGGTATTGCTAGATGGTTTCATGAAAACTGGATAGATATTGCTACAGGTAAACCGTGTGGTGCAGTGAAAAACCCTGGATATTATCCTACATGTCGTCCAGCGAAACGTGTAACAAAACATACACCAGTTACAGCAAATGAATTAACGGCATTGCAAAAGAAAGCAATGATTGCAGAAAAACAAAAAGCTCAAACGAAAACGGTACAATATAAAGAAACCCGCCAAGTCCGAAAACATTAAACTTATAATTTAGCATATGCTTCACCTACTGCAGTTAAGCTACCATCGTCATTGAAGAGTGCAGCGAAACCAAGGTTGACATCTTCGGTGCTGCGAGTCTTCCATGTGAATCTTTCAACAAATGGGCGGGAGTTTAATTCGGGGACAATTTGATTCATGAAATCAATAGCATCTTGTGAGGTAAATTTTGCTGGAGTTGTAGCAGAGGCTGACCAATCTGCAGGGGAAAATTCGGTTATCCAAATAGGTAGACCATATTGGGCATAAATTGCGTCAATTTCGGCTAAAAATGATTTAGCGTGTGGTGGCGCATACCAATGTACGCAAATGAAGTCAACACGTAAGTTTTGCGCCTTAGCTTCCGCCATGAATTGAGATAACCAGCTGTTTGCCGCAGTTGGATTACCAGCAGTTGCTGGGCTGCCAAGACGACGACCAGTTGCCATAAGACTTGACCAGTGTGCAATAGCATCGGCAACACTAACATTTGATTGTTTAGCACCATCTGGTTCATTGAAACCTAAAAGTACGTGATCGAATCCTGGAACTTCAGCGGCAAGACCAGCAGTTTGTGGTACAGTTTTTAATCCCCAAATCATTGGTACAAAAGGGACATTTACACTTTCTTGGATAGAATATCCCCAGTTGTAATGCCAACCTGCGTTAACGGAAGCTAATTTTGTTGGTACTGTCGCATCATTTGCATATACAAGACCTTTCTTGCTAGAAGACATAGACATACCTGCTAATCCGAATTTCTACAGTATTTATATATTTTTATCGTTCATTTTTAAACGAAAGTGAACTATTTTCCAGTTGATTTGCCAGAAAATCTACATTAGCCTCGTCTATATTTTTAATAATATTGCTAAGTTCACTCGTATTATTTGGAACAGCAATGCGTTTATATACAATCTCTTGGTCCTTTACGACTGGTACTGATATGTACGTATTCATTGTGCTATTACGACTATTTTCCATACGTTTCATATTTTCGGAAATCTCTATTTTACTAATATAATTTGTTTAGTTGTCTTTATACCAAACCAAACACTATACCAACACCACTATTCAGCAAATATATTCGTATAAAATCCAGAGAGTTGAAAGCCAATGTGTAATGCGGCAAATTTAACCATAAGTAATAAAAAATCAGTTACAGTAGAAGATAATCCAAGACCACGTGAGTAACCGATGTAAAATATAGGAAGCGCAGCAAGTACACTCATAAGAAAAAGTTCAATCATAAATTTATTCGGATTCTCTGTAATAAAATGTGTATCCCGTACAATTATTGAGAGTAAAAAGAGAATAAAGAAACCAAATGCGAGTGCCATAATTGTTAAATTTTTCAATATACTATATGCTGCTTGTGATAATGGTGATGGTATCGCAGCTGTCATTACTTTATTAAAGCAAAAAATTTGATTTTTATTTTTAGTCTTTTGCAAATTAGCATTAGCATAGCATAGCTTAGCTAATAGATAGTAAAATAGATAGATAAAAATGTATAAAATGATACATGCGATACCACTTACTCCAGACATGGAGATACCAGCGGAGGTTTTATCGTATGCTAAGCGATACCAGGGTTTCGCTATTGCACCAAAACCATCAGAGCTTCCAATGCCTAGTAAAATTCTTTCAATTTATAATGATAAAAATTATAAAAATGATAAAAATAATGATAATGATAGTGATAATGATAATCATAAAGACACCGCTGCACATTGCATGAGTGCGAATTCTAGTTCTAATACTTTAGAATCGCTGGATTAATGTAGCTACTTTTACAAACTGCCGGGGTATTATGTAATTCTTCGGCAACCCTTTTAATTGCGGCAATTTGTCGTTTTTTGGGGTTTTCCTCTGCCGTATTTTCATTGTAAAATTTAATATATAAGTAATTTGCCATAGCGGTACGTATATCTTTGCAAGTTAAATCTGGATCATATTTCTGTAAAAATTTATTAACATCACTAGCACGAATATAATGCGGAACCGGTTCCGGAACCGAAACTTCATCGCGACCACTATTCTTTTTGTCATAATATTTATCATAATATCTAAAGACACGTGTGTTATTCGGACCATCTGCTAACATTTTCAGGCAACGTATGGCATATTTATCACGGAGATCGGCTTCATTTTCTACACCTTTCTTCCCAATGAATTTAATGACTACTTTGCGACTCGAAACAAAATGAATATGTTTCCACTCGAGAGTAGTCAGACCATATGAGTTATTTTCCCGTGCATATTTTTCGCAACCTATACGAAAGTTGCAGAGTATCATAATTTGTAAGATTAAACTGATGAGACCCTTTTTATCTATGGTATCTACACCTGCACCTGCACCTGCACATTTTTTGCACATGCACATACGTTTCATGTTTTTAAGAATATCCCGTTGAATTTTAGCAAATATATCATTGAGTTTTATTATTCTATCAAAGCGTTTTGCTCTTTGTCTTTCGATGAACCATTTACTATATATGGTTTGTTTGCGTCCTTTAGAATCATATCCGTAGGCTAAAATTTTGCTATTTTTATCATTAATAACAACATTGGTGTAAGCTGGAGGGATACGTAAACTTTTAATATATTCCAAAGTATTTTTATTTTTTACCTGTAAATTTGTAGCTACATTTATATACTTATTTCCTTCTTTTTTAATTGGCGACATGCCACTGCTATACTTTGATCACAATTTAATGCCAATCTATGCCTCTACGGACGTTCAAGAAATTTGAATAATATCTTATTATTATCGATGAGATACATTTTAACACTTTTACCTACGCCATTTATTTCAAATGCTTCAGTGAATATGTCTTCGTAATTTTTCGGGTTTATCTGCATATCTTCAAAGCATTCTCTGCCATTATGTTCCCAATTACAGAATATCTTAATGTTATCAGGTACTTTAGTCTCTAACATAGTTAAAGTGAGTTCAGGTGGTGCTTCACGGTAATATTTATAGCACAGATTCAGATCTTGTATATCTATATCAGTAGTTTTCAAATCTTTTCTACATAATATATTATGCGGATTTGTATCATATTCTTTCCATATACGTGAGGTATCTGAATAAATTAAGCATAGATTTTCGAAGAACCAGGTTGAAGCCATCCTAAATAAATAATCCGGAAGTAATTTTAAGGATCATCCGCAGATTTTTATGAAACCTCTTTTTTCGTGGGGTCGCAACAGTTCATATGATATAAATATGATAGAACCATTTTTGCCAGTGCCAGATACATATAATAAATATATTGAACCATTTGCCGGAAGTGCATCGATGTTTTTCCATTTAGCTCCGCAATTTCTAAGCCAAAACCAGACTCAACCTCACACTCACACTATTTCTTCAATATTAAACGATACAAATGAAGACCTTATGAATTTTTATCAACAAATAAAAGATGGAAACGGAAGTCATATAAAGACATTCATGGACACCCACGAGAACTCGAAAGATGTTTATTATGATATATTACACAATTATTGCCCGGCGACTCCTATAGACCAGGCTTCACAATTTTATTATTTACGCAAAACATGTCACCGTGGTATGTTGCGTTTTAATAGACTCGGATTATTTAATGTAGCTTTTGGCAATAATCCGTCAATTGATTATAGTGCCTTAATAAATCCGGAATATTCTCGGGCATTAGGCAATACAACAATAATGAATGGAGATTTTGAAGCCGTTTTTACGGCGAATAATAGTGAGGATAATTTTATGTTTATAGATCCACCGGCTGATGAGACTTTTAAAAATGACGCCGTTTTGCAATTTACCCAAAGTGATCATATGCGACTCTATAAAAATTTCATGGAGACAGATAGTAAATGTTTAATTACAATTAAAGATACGCCATTTATTAAAGAACTTTATATTGATTATATAATCGCTGCATATCCAATGCAAGGGAAAAGTGGAACTAAGTTAGTAGTGTCTAATAATGTATAGTATTTCCATTAAAAATAAATATATGCATATTATATCAGTAGATAAATGGCGGGTCCTCTTAATATTATTAATAAGAAAGTAGATGATTTAATAGAAAAATTCGAAAAATTATCCAAAGCAGTAGCTACTTTAGAAGGCAAAGTATTCGCTACACGCGGTGATGTTCTCTCCCAAATCGTATCATCTGTCCCCGCCGATTTAGACGACGAAGATGAAGCCGCCCCAGAACCAGTTCAAGCCGTCCCAGAACCAGTTCAAGTAGTAGAAGCTGTCGCAGAACCAGTCCCAGAAGCCGCCCCTGAACCAGTTCAAGTAGTAGAAGAATCAGTCCCAGAACCAGCACCACTTTACGCATCTTCTTCATATGCCCCATTAGATTAAATTTCAGTTAAAACTTGATTAAATAATTATTTTTATAATCTTTATTTTTTGTAATAGGATGAGTGGTACTCCTCAATCACAAAATTGTGATCAAATACAACGTATAGAAGAAAAAGTATATTTTGATTATAATGAAATAACTAAAGTAATACAAGAATCTAAAGATTTATGTACTAACCAAAGTATTAATTATGCAGCTGGTTTGTTAACATTAAATGGAAAAGATATTAATTTATTTCAAGAAAAATCAGTAATAAGTGAAATAAAAAATGCAAATTTATTAAAAATTTTTAATGATATAAATAATACACCTGAAACTGATAAAGAAAACTGCATAAAAAAATTAATAGTGGTCATATGTCAATTACTTTTAGAATTATGGAAATATTGCATAAGTGCAAATGATAAGAGAAATTGGGATTTGAATATAAATTATAATTATAAACAACCGTTATCACTTACAAGTAAAGTTTCTGAAACTCTTCAAATATATAATAATACATATCAATTAAATTCTGATGATAATATTCTATTAAGACAACTAAGTGTAGATGATAAACAAAGAGCATTTTTTATAGATAATGTATATCAATTATTAAATACTATTTTTAATAACACATTACATAGTACTGAAAATGCTATTACAAATCAATCATTTAGAGAAATATTCATAAATACATTAAAACAAGATCAATATTGTGATATATATAATGAATTATATTATTCTGATTTTGAAAATAAAACAAAACCAGCATTAGGAGTGTCAGATCCAGGTGTTTATGAATATTTCTGTTTAGTATTTGGAACACCATCAGGACAAGGTTTTGGCGAACCGCCGAATAATAATAGTAGTTTATTAAAATTATACCGTGATGACGTAATGGAACCATTTGAAATTGATGTTGCTAAAGAATTAAATATTGTTAAACCAACATTAATTAAAGAATTAAATTACTTTAGAAATACACAATTTAATCCCTTAGTAGAAAGTGATAAAAATAAAGAAAAATATAAATTATATGATAAAAAAAATTCTCCGACAAGAGAAAGCATATTAAAAGCATTTAATGATTTAACACGATGGTTAACACCAGAAGTTGATAAATATCCAAAATTTGATATGTTACAAGATAACCTTACAGAATATGCAATAGCTAAAGATATAGATATAAATAAATATACTGGTGATGATTTTGGAAAAATATACGAACAAATTGCAGTAGATACAGGTTTAACATTAACTTCTGATGACAAACCAAAATTAGTTAAAGTTATTAGGGAAACATTACGTATTAAATTAAATTTTATAAAAGAAGAACTATTAGGAGATATACGTATTTATATTAAGATTGGTGGAAATAGCCGTAAATTAACTAATCTTTCACAAATAGCTAATATATGTGTTGGTAAAATAGCACCCGTACAAACAACTTCTTCTGGAGGAGGTAATAAAAAGAGAAAGCGCATTGGAGATGATATAAATAAAAGAAAAAAGAAAAAACGTGGAGGAGAAGGTGATGAAAAGTATGATACTAAATCATTAAATCTATTATTACCAAGTGATGAAAATGGTATACGTTCTTCTTTAAAACCAATACCTAAAGCAGATGGTACAGTAGAAGAAGGGTATAGTGATTTAATTACTATCAAAACTGAAAAAAATAGTATATGTTTAACAAAAAAGAATAATAAGTACTCTGAATTGTTTTTAAACAATGAAACAAATAGCGAAATGTATAATAATAATTTAAAACAATTATTTGCTGGTATGGATGAGATTGATAATAGAAATATTAATATTTTTGGCTATGGATACTCTGGTAGTGGTAAAACATATACATTAATTGGAAATTCTCCAGATTTCGATGGTCTTCTCTTTCAAATATTTAAAGATGACAATTTTATGAAAAAAATAGAAACAATTCAAATATCTGATATATTAGAAAATAGTTTTGATTATAAAAAGCGTATTACTTTTACAAAAAAAAATAATAGAGATACTATATTTGAAATAGTAGGTTTATCAAAAGATGTTTTTGATAAAAGAACAGAGTTTGATAATGTATATAGTAATACGGAATCTGAATCATTACAATCAAAAATTCAAGACAAAATTCAAGAAATTTTATCAAAAATTGAAAAAATAAGAATAGAAAAAGGGACTATTAAATATACTCCAAATAATCCTATGAGTTCTAGAAGTCATTTATTATTTAGAATAAAATGTGTTTTTAAAAATAAAAACACTGGTTATATTACATTAATTGATATGGGAGGTGCAGAAAATAGTAAAAAAATATTAGATAATATAACTGATGTATCTACATCTAAATATAATAATACATATACACCAGCATCTATAATTCATTATATAGATAATGATGCGTTTAATAGCGATAGTCAAATTTTAAGAAATAAAAAAACTTTATTATCTGATATAAAAAAACCAAGTTTTGCTAATAAACTTTTTGCATTATATAGATTAAAAGATAATTTTATAGATAAAATTAAACATTCTGATGAGTCTAAAATATATAAAACTAAATTTTATAAATTAGATGAAGTACCTAAAAAAGATGGTCATAGACAAATAGACACGAATGATATAGTTGATGAACTTATAAAACAAATGATATACACTAAAAGATTAATGGAAGAAGGGTTTTTTATTAATGCTACTATTGAAGTAATAAAAGCTATATATAAAAATAATGAAAAAGATAAATTTGAAGAAAATGGTATACAGAGTATTTTAAATAAAGTAAAATCAGATAGCTTTATTTTTAAGGATAATACTAGATTAGAAAAAAACCTAAAATTTATAGAGTTTCTTACTACATTTACTGATATAGGAAAAAGAAATGAGAATGATACTAGAACTGATTATGATATTAATCATAAATTTGTAATGTTTGGAAATATACGTGAAGATAAAGACAAAGAAGAAGATTCATATGAAACATTAAAATTTTTATCAGAATTATCAGACTTGACAGATGATGTAAGTCAGGCACCATGTAATCAGTGCATTTCTGGTTCAAGTACAACGGCGGCGAACCCTGCAGCAGTTACACAAGCAACTCAGTCGTCACCACCACCAGCGGCAGCAGCGGCGGCGATACCTGCAGCAGTTACACCTGCGGCGGCACAATTAAGACCATCTTCTGCAGGAATAACCCGACCAATTACAGGTAACCCAACTTCTAGTTCAAGAATAAGTAGTGAACAACTTATAAAACAAAAAGCAGAAACAGAAGCACAAGCAACTATTAATAGACAGAATCAAGGATCACAATTACAAACAGGTAATTTACAACCTACACCGAAAATAGTACCTAGACCATTACGACCATTATCAGCGCAATCAGTAGCAGCAGAATCTGTAAAACCTATTAAATTATTGCCTAAAATTAGTACATTTACGGCAGGTGCTAATTCAGAAGGTAAACATACCTATATAGATCTAACAAGTCTTAATAGTATTGATAATGATGATGTTTTACGTGATTTAGAATATAATTTAATGTCAAATTTAAAAAAAATTATGCCATCATTAATTATTTATCAACATCCAGGTGCAGAAGGTAGTAACGTAACTTGGAATATTGGTTTAAACCCAATTACTATTGAAAAAAGAATAGATGCATCAAGTATTTTCTATAAAAGATATTTAGAGTTAGATTCTAAAAAAGTTAAAATATTATATCAACCTTATTATGATGAATTTAATAAACATAGACCTGTAATTATAGATAAAAACCCTGTAATAAAAAAAGAAGACTATATCAATATCACGCCACAAAAAGAAAAAGATTTAAAAAATAAAATAGATCAAATTGTTAATGATAGAATAAAAAAATTACCTAAAGAAAAAATACCTATTTTTGAAGAATTATTAAATAATTTAGATTTAACAACAGAAGATCTACAGAGAATAGGTTTCCCTGATTAAAAACACACCGCTTTCCGCGCATCATGTAAAAATATCCGCCGTTATTTTTGTATTACATATAAACCAAACCTCGCCCACCAGCAGAGTAAATGGGTTATATTTACATCATTACGAATATCGTAAATAATAAAAAGTATATTTGCGCGGCAGCCGCTGCCTCCCCGCCTTAAGTGCCTAAAAGTATTTAAGGATTTGCCGCTTAGATAGTTTGTGGTGTATTGACACCACAATTTGCATATGTAGCGAAGTGGTCAAACGCGGAAGTTAATATCCGTAACTTAAGACCATTTACGTCTAGAAGATTATCTTCTCCCTACGGGTTCGCAGGTTCGAACCCTGCCATATGCAAAAAACTTATTTTTATATATTTTATAAGACGCTACCTGTCTCTTATAAATTTTTAGAGCTCCGCCGCCATCCGTCAAATACACAATAATTTATTTCTGGGACTTTTTGGGCTTACTACGTGTAGTGGTGCGTTTTTTCTTCTTTCCTCCAATAACGGGAAGAGCAGTAAGAGTAGTATTTCTAGGTCCTAATTTAGATTGTAAGCGAGGACCTGGTGCTAATGGATGTGTAGTTTTTGGCGGTGCATTATGTAATGGTTTTTTTCGTATAGATTTTTCTTTAGGTTTTTTTTGTATAGTAGAGTTTATAGCGTCAAACATGATTTTCAATTTTGTAGGACTTGTTAACTCAGGAATATTTCTTAAGATTAATCCAGTATAATCTTTTTTATGTGATGATTTTGGTCGCATAATAATACTTGGATCTTGTTGACTTAATTCTGTAGGTTTTGATGTATTACGAGGTGAAGCTGATGATGGTGAATTTCGTCGTGAAGAATTAGGTTTTTCAGATTTAAATAAGTGAGAAATCTCTGTAGGTT